GCACCGGCTCGCAGGGCGGCATTTGAGTCAGCATTTGGTGCGAAACTTCGGAAAGCTTATCAAAGCGGAGGACGGGCAGAACGGGAAGCCTGGGGCTCGAAATCGCGAAATGCCTTACTCGATATGGGTATTAGCGCCAGGACAATCGGCTACAGTCCTCTCGGTAAGCTATCGAATGCAGTCGGATATCAATATGACAAGGGCAAGCAATCCGTCCGAGTTGGGTGGTTATCTAATTCGGCAAAACGATTGGGTGAACGTATCGAGGAAGGATACACTAAGCAGATTACGGAGCCTATGCGCAAGAAGTTATTTGCCGCAGGAGTACCGTTGCCTAAGGGTAAATCGATGTTCAAAATTCAGCCACGTCATACGTATGGCCCTATGAAAGCTGCGTTACAGCCTAAGATTAAACCTTATATCGAGGGTAAGATAGGCGACTACGCTATTTATGGCCCGGCTGCACAATCCGAGTCTCGACGTAACTACAAGGTAAGGTGATTTGATGCAACAGACAATTCCACTGTCGCGCATCGTTGAACGTTGGGCTGAAGCCCTAGCGAATGATGAAGCGTTGACTAAATTTTGCAATGACAAATACGGAAAGCCGGCGCAACTGTATGTCGGCTACGACGATGTTGATGCACCGCTCGAAGAAGATTGCCCTTGCATCATATTACTACCGAGTAATAAGAACGAAGGGCTTGCTGATACCTACACATACTCGTTAATGATTGTATGGGGTATCGTCCATAAAGGTGCAACTCGCGTTAAGAATATTATTCGATACGACGGAGCGCTAGAATCGGATAACCTAGGGCAGTTAATCATCGAATGCATTTGTAAGGTGAATCCGGCGTTCCCAGTAATCGACATTGACTATGAATTAGACTCAATGAATTGGCGCCCAGTGTTTACTGGACGTTTAACAGCTACTATAGAGATTCCGCATGTAATCGGCGGAAATATTGAATATTAAAGGAGGAAATGCATATGGCAACAGCGAAACGCGCACAGGGCTCTCAGTCCCATGTGGCGATTGCGTTTGAGGCGGATTTTGGTACAACGCCAACTACTGGCGGTGTAATCACTCCGATTATTTCTAGCTCCGTAAAAGCTAGTCAAAATTTAAACGACTCCACAGTAATCCGTGGCGATCGTAATCCCGCAGCGCCATTCCGTGGCAACATTGACACGTCCGGTAGTTTAACCGTGCCTGTTGGTGTAATCGACATCGGATATTGGCTAAAAGCTGCATTCGGTCAACCGACTTCTAATACAACTGGCCAAGCACCAAATAAGAAGTCTGAGCACGTATTTAAAATCGGTAATACGATGCCGTCGTTAACTATTGAACAGGGCTATCCTGATGTTAACGTGTTCCAACAATTCGCCGGTGTGCGAGTTAGTAAATTAGGCTTTAAATTTGGCGGTGATGCTGAATTAAATGCATCTGTGGATGTAATGGGCTGTAAGGAAACATTAGCGACCACTACATTTGATGCTGCAGCTAAGGCTCTAAATTTCTTACCATTCCAAAATCTTAACGCAACCATCAAAGAGGGTGGCGTTACTGTGGCCAATATTCTAAGTTGCGATATCAATTTTGATTTTGGCTTGGATGGCGATTCTTACGCTATCGGCGGTAAAGGCTTTAGAACATACATCGACCCAGGTATTGTATCAATTTCAGGGACGATTAAGGCGTTCTTCCAAAATAAGGACCTCTTGAATAAAGCGATTAACGGTACAGAATCTAGCTTGGAATTGCGACTTGAACAAGATGACTGGTCGCTTACATTCAAGTTGCCTGAACTTGTATATGAACGACAATCTCCGGGCATCGATGGTCCGCGCGGCGTCAATATTGAATTGCCATTCAAGGCGTACTATCGTGCAGATTCTGGTCGTTCTGCATCCATCATTACATTAGTTAATAATCAAGAACAATACTAGGAGGTGCCAACATGGCATTTGAAGATATCAAAGTAAGAGGCTTAACATTCGCTGAACGTGGTGAATTAATTAAATCTGGTTTAGATCCATTGTATACCCCAGTTCCGGAAGAAGCACCGGATACAGAACGCCTATTACGTTCTCGGGAGCTTGCACAATGGATTATGCAGCATATCTACGGATTGACTGAAGATGAAATCAACGCAGCACCTGACAATGATCTTATGGAAGTTGCACTCGATACCATGCGCTTTACGCATGAAAAAAAGGCTGAAATCGAAAAAAACTAATTGATGCGTGGAGTTGGCTCAACTCCGATAAGCCGAAATATTGCTCTGATTGTATCAAGATGCAACGTGAGACTAAACAGAATTTTGACTGCTCGGAGTGTGAGTTTAATTCCCCGCATCAATTAGATGGAACGAGACAAGCAATGCGAGTATACAACGCTAGTCGTATGCAGCGACGATGGCATTCAGGCGGTATTGCAGGATTCGATATGCCAGCGGTATTAGAAGTGGCGAAGGCTTACGGCATTGAGCCACTTCCGCATCTTATCGACTTACTCGTATTATTAGAAGCTAAAGAGTTGGAGGTGGCGCACAAGAATGGCCAATAATTTAATTGATATTGTCGTTCAGCTGACAGATAAGAATACGGAAGCCGGACTCAAGAAAATTACAGCCAGTGCTGAAGGCGCCAAATCCGCCCTTGGCAAAATGAAGAGTGACCTCATGGCGATAGGTGCCGGTGTCGGTGTTGTAGGCATTGGCGCTAAACTTGCCAAGGAGGCTATCCAGTGGGATGTAGCTGTTAAGAAACTATCGGGAATTACTGGTGCTACGGCAAAAGAAACCAGTGAATTATTGGCTGTGTCTAATTATATGGGCGTTGCTATGGAGGATAGTGCAGGTGCATTTGCTAAGTTTTCAAAAAACGTCGGAGCGGCCAAAGAGAAAATGGAAGTCGCACGGGCAGAGGGACAGCTCGGTACTGATATATTCAGCAAATTAGGCTACACGCTTGAAGATATCAATGGTAAGAATACCGTTGAAGTGTTCAAGATGATACAAGAACGCTTAAGAGAGATGAAGGACGGGGCTGAGAAGACTCGTGTCGAAATGGAACTCTTTGGACGTACTGGGTATCAGATGCACGCCATGCTTAACATGTCCGCTGAACAGATGGACAAGGTGGCTGAACGTGCCAAGGCAATGGGGCTTATCATCGACGACGAGACTGCAGCTAAATCCGCAAAGCTAAATCGGGAATTAAAGGATTTAGAGAATACAGGAAAAAGGCTTGCAGTATCTATCGGACATGAGCTAGTTCCAGTGTTTAATGATTATGCAAAAGGTGTATTGGATGTAGCTAAAGAATTTGAGTCGATGACTGCCGGACAAAAGGAAGCTATCGGTGGAATTGTTAAATTCGGCGCAGAAGCAGGTGCAGTAATCGTAGTTATGAGGTCGCTAACCAGCGCACTCGGATTTATGCGATTAGCTACAATTGCTGCTGCAGGTCCGTGGGTAACATTGGCTATGGTAGCAGGGCTCGCAGCTAAGAACATATATGATGCAGTGTATGCATCTAAAACAGCGGGTTCTTATCTAAATGTAGAAGTTGACGGCAAACGTATTCACAAGAATACGAATTCGACACAAGGAATGTCTGATAAGTTCCGTGAATCGCATGATTCACGATATTGGATAGAAGACTCAGCTTTATTCGGATTCATTAAAAATGACCGCATGGCTACCAAAGAGGAAGGTGCTAGAATCGATGCAGCTCTTAAAGAAAAGGAATCTGCAGACGAGGCTAGAAAGAAAGCCGATGAAGAACTTGCAAAAGCGAAAGAGGACCTTGCTAATGGCGGATTAACGAACACTGAAGCTATCAATAAGGCAAATGAGGAAGCAGCGAAAGCGGCTAAAGCCCAAGAGCAGGCAGCTAAGAAAACTCAACAAGCGGCAGAGAAGTTAACGAGTGCTGTGGAGCGTATGTCTGAACTATATCGGTCTCTTACTTTGCAAAGCCTACAAATTGACGGCAGTCAATACGAAATCGATAAGTTAACTGCTAAGAACCAGTTTGAAGCTAACAATAAGAATATCCGCGATATCATCCGTTCTGTTTCTGGATTGAGCGGAGGCGTTACAGGGGAAGCCGTGAGTGTGCTAGACGCAGCCAATGAACAACTTGGCAAGGCATACGAGTTAGGTGCTGATGGTACATGGGCAACGGATTGCGGAAAGTTGTTCTCTGATTCGGTATTGCAGGCATTTGGTAAGGACGTACCTCGATATGTCCCATCTATCATGGATGCAGCTAGAGCCGCAGGTGCATGGCACGATGCAGGCGACGGGTACACGCCTAAGGCCGGCGATGGTGTGGTTGTACTTGGTGATAATCACATCGTCATTAGTGATGGTGCAGGTGGATATACTGGTGCTAATTCTAGTACTGGTGTAGTTAGCAAGCCGAGTGTATCAGGCGATTTTGGTGCTATTACAGGATATGTAGACACTAGCTTATTAGCAGGGCATACCGGTGGTGCAGCAGCAGATACAGCTGGAAGCGCAACGAACGCTAAGAAATTAGCCGAGTCTAATCTAACAGCACAAGTTCGAGCTAAGAATGAAGAGGTGTACCAAAAGCGTTTAGCTGAGGCACAGCGAAATCAAACTATCCGTGTTCGCAAGATGAATGAGGATATTAAGAAACTCGATCTCGAACGCTCAGGCGACCGTTTGCAATTACTCAAAGCGGAAGCTGAAGCACAAAAAGCTCAAATTGATGATAATGTTCGTGAGTACACAAAGGCAGTAGGGGATAAGGAACTCGCTGAAAAGAAAGCTCAAGCAGAACGCCTAAAATTGGCTTCTGATACTGAGCAGAAAATCAGAGAGTTAGCATATACTCAAACGAGTGAAACCGTTGACCACTTAACCAATATGGTCACTCTTGGTCGCTTATCTCGCAGTGATGCAGATGCATTACTTGCTGAAGAGTTAAAAGCTTATATTGATTATGCACGAAGCGAAGTCAATGAGGCTCAGTTAAGTGCAACACAAAGACTGCAGATTGAAAAGAACCTGTTAGAGTCTCAGCAGAAGCTGTGGGAACTCGCAGGTCGCAGTCTTAAAACAAGCCTACAAGAAGCAGCTCGACAATATAAGCAAGAGACTACCAATTATGCGGACCTTGCTAAATCGACTTTTGACAGTACGATGAGCTCTATCAATTCAACATGGACAAATAATCTCGAGGCTATGGCAACAGGAACGAAATCATTTAGTAAAGGCATTAAGGACATATTCAAGGATATGACGAACGCCATTATTAAGATGATGATTCAGTTAACGTTCCAACAATACGTCATGCCTAAATTGCAAGCGCTATTTGGCGGCGTTGTAAATGGCTTGGGTTCTCTAGGTGCTGCAAAAGGGGCATCATCCTTTGCTGGTGGCGGTTCATTTAGTTCAGCGTTTACTGGAAATAAATTTGCTTCGGGTGGCGTAACGAATCCAGGGCTCATGTTGGTCGGTGAAAACGGGCCAGAACTATTGCAGTCCTCTGGATCACATCGTATTTATACTGCAAGCCAAACACGTAAGATGATTGGCGGTGAAGGAGCTAGTAAGGTAACGGTTAATATCATCAATCAATCTGGCCAACAACTAGATAGCCAACAACAAGAAACTAAGTTCGATGGCGAACAAATGATAGTTGATGTAGTAGTATCTAGTCTTATGACAAACAAAGGAGGTATGCGTGATGCCATTAAGGCAGCCGCAGTATAGCGTATGTTAGAATTCCCAAACATAAGATATCCGATATACCCTATCGATGAAACAACGCCTGATGTTAGTCGTAAGGCTCAGGTAGAAAACATGACGATGTTAACGCATCGTAAGACTACAAAAGCGTTACGATCATATTCAGTAAATTATAAGATACCGACTTCGGAATACATCAAGCTAAGGAATTTCTTTGACCAGGTAAATACTGCAGAGATATTCCTTTGGACACACCCTGAAACACTGGCCAAGATTAGAGTTAGGTTCGCTGATCAATTGCACTTCTCCGCTAGTGATTATGGTATATGGAATGGTTCTATTCAATTACAGGAGGCTTAGATGTTAACGCTATCAACCGCATCTATCATCGAAAAGAATAAGATATCCTCCACTGGAGCATGGGTAATGGCTATTGAGCTACACCACCCGGAAGGCAATATCCTTCTGGTGAATAACTCAGAGGATTTGACATTAGGCGGCAAGCAGTATACGGCGTTCCCATTCAAGTTAGAGGACATCAACGAGGACACTAAGCAGATGCCTAACGTTAAACTCTCTGTAGCGAATGTAACCGGTACTATCCAAAGGCTAGTAGAAAAGAATAAAGGCCTCACAGATTGTGAGGTCAATATTCGAATATTCAATACTAACTTACCGGACATCATTGAACTAGAAGAAACGTTCATCATTAATGCATCCCAATCTAAAGCAGACTGGGTAGTATTCACATTAGGCACAGACTTCTCATTTTCTCGTAGGTTCCCACCTGTTCGAGTGATGAAAGACTACTGTCCTTTTAAATTTAAGTCTGTAGAGTGCGGATATAAAGGTTATGCACAATCATGTAACAAAACTCTAAAACGCTGTCGTGAGTTAAATAACAGCGTTAGATTTGGCGGTGAGCCAACAATACCACAAGGGGGCTTATATGCGTCTAACTCTAAATGACCTAGTAGGAACTCCGTGGAAAGAGTTGCCTTGTTGGGAGCTTGTGGTAGAGGTGTACAAGAGAGCTGGTATTCAGCTAGGCCCATATATGACATATTGGCCAGATATGAACTCTCCTTGGCACGAAGTCAAGGAGCCGGAAGTAGGGGACATAATTGTCATGAACCTCTACGGTAATAATGCTGATCATATCGCAGTATATGTAGGCGAAGGTAAGATGATACATTCTACTGAATACGCGGGCGTATGTATCGTACCAATGGATAGGCTAAGGAAACGCATATTAGGAGTGTACAGGCACAAGGAGGCTCAAAATGATTAGATTAGTAATTGCTCGAAACCCATTCGACCTTACCACTAAACAAGAGACTCTTGTACCTTTTGTTGAAGGTAAAAAGCTTAACCAATATTTCACTGAACCAGGTGAATGGGTGTACTCCATAAATGGTGAGTTAGTAGATGATACCGCATCACCTACA